GTTGTAGTCGGGCGAGATGACCATAAAGCCTTCTTGCGTAATGCGAGTACGGGACTGCTCTTGAAAGTTCTGAGCGATCAAAGGTTGGTTGACATAAATGTCAATCCACGATGAAGCTCTTTGAATGACTGAAGCCAGTTCGGCATCTTGTTGCGCAGAGGTTCCGCCAGTAACGAGGTTGTTGTAATCAATCGCAGTAGGAGCATTCTTATACTCAGCGATTGTTAGATACGAACCTGATTGAAACTGCGTTATTGGCGAAACCGCTGATGCCATTTTTAATCTCCGTCTGTTTTAGGTGTAGCCATTTCGTGACCGCAACGCGAACACAACTTAAACCACGATCCGAAGCCACAGTTCTCGCAATTATACCCGCGATCGTTATCGCCCGTTGTATGTAATGCAAGGTTGCCTTCGGTAAAACCTTCTGCCTTTAATGCCGCAATGTCTTTTGGATTATCTGTTCGATACATTCCATCTCGACCAGCGCGCAAAACTTTTTTGCCAGATTGTCGGTTGATCTCAACCTCTTTGGCGAATCCATCTCTTGGAACTAATCTTGCCATTGTTTGCCTTTCTTAATTTATGAAATAGGGAGAGAGTCCCAAAAGACTCTCCCCCGTTAATCAATTGCCGACTAAGCAGCTGTGATGCCTGAAACGATTCCATTCCAAGCAGGTGCTGAACAGAAGAATGTTCCACGGAAATATGTGGAAAATTCATAGGCGAACTGTGTGACCGGCCATTGGATTCCAAGGTAATCCTGTACAAGGTAGTTAGCCCATACATCTGAGACCTCGGTGTCTGGGATAGGAAGTGTGTATGACATAACAGGAGCAACGCCTTGTGGAAGCCAAGGGTGGACAGTAATGTCGAGTGATTTTCCTGTTGTTTCGTTAACAATTCCATTAACGACAGAACCGAATGTGACTCCAGTTGCTTCGTCTTGAGAAATCTGCAAGCGGTAGTTAGCGTTAGCAGAACCCTTGATTGCATCAGAGAGTTGCTTACGATCTGAACCGTTCATCAAGATCTCATCTGGATCAGCCTTTACTGAGTTGTAAAGGTTAGCGAACACAGTCTGGAACTCAGTTCCTGGGTTTGTGTTTGAGAAGGTTGAGTTGATGTTGTTGTTGTAACCACCATTTGAACCAAGAAGTGTTGGAAGAATTCCGTCATATCCTGTTGCGTAAGCAGAAGTATCTGCTGATGCGCGAGAAGCAAGCGCACCTGTTGTGTTGTATGGTGCTTGGTTACCAGTAGCACTTGTTCCGCTTCCACCAAGAGTGAAAGTTAGGCTGGTTGTGCGACCCTGATAGTGAGCGTTAGCAACACCGGTGGTTGTTCCAACATAAATGTTGTAAGCAATCGCGCCTGTGATAGCAGAAGGAATTGTGATTGTGAGTGCTTGGCTTGATGTTGCTTGTGAAGCAACTGCAGAAACAATTGACTCACCAAAACCTGTTGAAGAAACACCGGCATCAGCGGTGTAATAGACATAGTAGGTTGCGTTAGGAAGCGCAGTTACTGATCCGCTTGCTGATACTGCGGCAAGTGTTGGAAGTGTTGGAGCAGATCCGCCGTTAAGCGCACCTGAGTAGCCTGAAGCAGTACCACGAGCCATCAACATCATTCTTTCTTCCATCAACATAGTTGCATAAAGGGTGGAAGTTGAAGAAAGTTGACGAAGATCTTGGTAACCCAAACCTGAGAAGTTAGCGTCGAATGAAACGCTATCTGATAGTGAGTATGAGTTGTAAGGCAAGATGATGTCATCTGCGGTGTAACTGATCTTTGAACCACGCTCGAAGTTGATTGAACCAAAAGCGGTAGTTGTAGATTCTGTGATGCCCGGCCAAATCTGACCTTGTCCACCTGTTCCTGTACCGGTATAGCCTGTGATGCGCTTGATGCGGTGGCTTGTGCCTACGCCCTTCTTACGAGGGATTCGGTTACGAAGTGGTGTTGGACGAGGTGTAAGGAGCTTTGCAGGTGCTTCGAGGTCGAAGGCTGCGAAAGATGTTGAGAGTGGAGATGTAAGGCTGATGTCCTTCTGGATCTCCTGTGATGCGATGCGTTGTGAAGCGATCGCGTTGTTCAAGCCAGCAAGAGCATCAGGAGCAAGTGACTTAGAAGCCGCTAGTGCCTCAAGTGCGCGTGTTGGATCTTGTGCTGGTGTCAAACCATTTGTGTTAGGTAGTGCAAAGGACTTGTTCAGTTCTCCCTGAAACTCGTCCATACGCTTCGCGGCTTTCTTCGGTGAATCAACATCACCAAAGAGATCGGAAGCCTTAGGTGCTTGTAGCGCCATTAGGTTTTTTCCTTTCGAGTGGGTTTATTCTGCGTCCGGTTGTCCGGCTTTAGAGAGGTATTCCTTCTCTAGTTGCTTGTAACCTTTAGCGAGAATTGGGTCTGAAGTCGCTGATGCCTTGAGGCGATATTCAGCGGCTTTGATAAGTAGTTCGTTTGAATCATTGACATTGACTCGACCAGTCCGCTTTGGACCGCCCGATGCCGCAGCCGATTTTGCAATTACGAGTTCTGATTCAAGAGCCACCGACTTATCTTCAGCTGCCTTTAATGCCGCCTTGTAAGAATCGATCTCAGCCTTGACTGTTTCAGACGCACTCTTTGTTGCTTTCTCGATGATCGAAGTTACAAACTTCTCACCGAGAATATCTTTGATTTCTTCTTCGAGTTTTTCCTCGATCTTTTCGACTTCTTCCTTGATTTCTTCAACGACAGTTTCGTCCTTGACTTCATCGACAGGAGCATCGACAGGAGTTTCTACTTCTTCGCCTTCGGCAGACTTGATTGATCCGCCAAGTTGATCTGGAGTTACGATCTGTGCAGTAGATACATTTGAGGTTGTACGGATTCCGCCGTTGTTGCCAGCGATCTGAACTGAAGTCTTGCCGTGGTTATCTCCGACTTGACCGCATCCGCACTCTAAGCATTTGCCTACAAACTTAACGGACATCTTTGTGCAACCCTTGCAGACTTTATCATCGCATCCGCCATCTTCTTGGCAAGCAACGCAACCATCGCAGTCGCAACCTTCAGATGAATCTGCATCTTTACTTGCAGAGAGTTCCAACATACTTGCATCGGTAGCCATAGCCTCACCTTCCTCGATTTCACCATCTTTGAAATTAAAGAGGTGCTTAAGAGCTGACAAAAGCGTGTCGATATCATCGCGCTCGTCTGAATCTGTATCTGCCATTTCGCTTGCTTCAGCGATAATCAGTTGGGCAATAGCCTTACGAGCGGCATCATACGAAGCCTGATCGAACTTAACTGAATCCGCGTGGATTTCTTTGATAACTTCGGCGAGCATAGATTTATCCTTCTGTTCGATTGGTAGTTCAACCTCGACAAGTTCTTCTACCTGTACGAGTCCTGCTTCGCCATCTACTGATTTAGCGAGCATAAGTTTTGCATTTGGGTTAGCAGGACGATCGACAAGAGAAACCTCAACGATTTGTCCATCAACGATTCGACCATTAGCGGCTTTTTGATCACGCACAACGCGAGGTGCTTTAATACCTATTGAGAAGCCTTTAAGAACGCCTGTTTCCACTTTCTTAACGCTAACAGGATCAACAACGAGAGCAGTAATGTAGTGACCATCTGGCTTCGCTTCATATTCTTTTGCTACTCCTGCCGCAATAGAGGAATGCTGTTCACGAATGTTTCCACCTGATTTGAACCATTCAGGCATTGCAGAGGAGAGCCAAGTGTCATCGCAGATTTGTTGATCAATGTCCAAAGAGTCATCAGTTGCTTTGCCATAGACGAGTAGCGATCCATCCTCTTGCTTTTCTTGCTTAACGATAGCGGCGTATGAGTTAGCGAAATCATTCATTACTGTTTTCTCCTTGTTAAGTTTCGCGGCAATGCTTTCAGCCCAAGACTTTCCAGCATCTCCACCCCACGCATCCCAAGCCACACGACCCGGTGATGGAAATCCTTTTTCCCCTTGACTAAATCCCTCTGCTTTTTTATCAACTTCGTGGCGAGCAAAGAAACTCACCATACGCATAATGGTATCGCGTGATAATCCTTCTCGTCTCGAAAGTTGTCCTGCTCTAGTACGACCCGTACTTGTAAATCCATCTCCTGCGTGTCCGTCAGCGATCCAACCGAGAGCGCGTTTAGCGGCTTCGGCCACACCTGCTGGTGGTACGAAAGTATCTGACATTGTTTAAGCGGAATATACGAGACAGACTGCACCGGTAGTTGTGCCAGCGGTTGAAATTGCATAGATAGATTCATTTCCGTGCATCCAGATTTGCACAGTTGCACCCGGAGCGAGAATCTGACCACCATTAGCACCTGATGCGACAGTAATTAAATTATCGCCAAGATAAACAGGCGCACTATCGCGGTTCTGAATTTGGACTGCTACATAACCAACACCATTTGGAAGGGTAACGAGCAAGGTTGGATTTGTGCCGACTGTGACATTGATATGGTTAAGAGCCATTGGATTCCTTCTCTCGGATTATCGTGTAATTGTAATGCTTTTATTCATCGGTTGCTTGATCGTCTGAGTTATCAGAACTGCTTGAAGGTTCAGGCGGCACACCCATCGTAGAACATCTGCAGTTTGGGTGGACTGGCAGATCGTCTGCGCCTAATCCATTACTAAATTCGCCATCAACATCGGTAATTTCGCCATCGATATCGCATTCTTCATCTTCAGGATCAGATGCAACCCATTGAATCTGTTCAACGCCTAAAGCGGCATAAGAATCTACTGCGGCGGCATTAGCAGCTCTAGACCCCTCGGTCAATGCAATCATTAAAGATCGATCAGGGCTAGAAAGTGAATCTTCGATCATCGAAGCCATTTTGGTCGGGCTTGCTCCAATAGCAAAGCCGTCTGCCAACTTGCTACCGAGTAGATCGTAACTTGTTTTCTTTAGATCAAGCGAAGCGATCTTTACATTACCCAGTAACTTCTCTAAACCACCCGGTGGTCGAAGCAACGCTTCCGCGGCTTTATTGCCCGGTGTCCAAGTTTCCCAATTCACGGCATTTTCTAAAACGCTAGATGCCCACGCCATCGAGTTCCAGTTATTAACAGGTTTCTTTTCGGCTTTTCTAGATCTCAAAGCCTGTCCGTAAGCATCATAGGTTGAAGCAACACCCGTGACATACATATCGGCGTAATGTTGCCTTAACGCAGACTCAACCGCATCGTGATCCAAAGTGACATTGTGCATCGCCCACGCCCTAGCCCTAGCACGATCCTGAGAAATGAATTCGCTGACAGTCGGGTGCGTGTGCATATAGTCAAGAATGAC